ATGGCTCGTGGACGGTCGCATGGGTGTGGAACTAAATGGCAATACAGGTTCAGGGCAACGGCGGAACGACGCAGGAGGTTGACGCCACGTTTCGTGCGGCGCGCGTATCGCTGCGGCCAGCGGAAGTCATTGGCTACTACTCGGTCAGCGGCGCGTCTGGCGCGCTGACGGGTGTGGCGGCCAACGGCCCTGTTTTTTCGTTTCGGAATACCGGCAGCAATTTAATACTGGTGCGCCGGCTGTCGATTAGGTTTGTCACGACCACGGCGTTCACAGCGGCCCAAGGCCTGGATTACCAGCTGCTGCGCGCCAACTCGTTCACGGCCAGCGATACGGGCGGCACGGCGCTTTATACGGCCGGCCAGAACAAGCACCGCAATTCATTCACCAACATTACGTCGGCCCCTGACATTCGCATTTCCAGCACCGGCGCGCTGACGGCCGGCACTCGAACGCTGGAAACGGCGGGCATGGGTATCGCGGGCGGCTCGAGTACCGGCGTTGGCACTAGCATGCTAACCGAAGACCTTCTCGGTTATGACTCGGGCGACTATCCGCTGGTGCTGGCCCAGAACGAGGGTTTTGTGATCACGAACGGGATCGCGATGGGCGCCGCAGGCGTCATTCGCCTGCAAGTGTCCGTGGAATACGCGGAAACCGCCGCGTACTAAACCATGTCGCTGCTGCTAAGCCAGCAGTCGGCCGTATGGGCTGTCACTGCTGCGCTTGTTGAGGGCGCCGACACTCTAGCCGCGCAACTGTCGCCCGTGGTGGCGGCTTCCAGCGCCGTAACCGACGGCGCAGACGTCCTGCAGGCGCAAGCCGGCCCGGTGCCGGCGTTTACGAGCGCCTCGACGGACGGCGCCGACGTGCTGTCCGCAGCGGTCGAGGTGGTGTCCGCAACAGATTTCACAGCGTCCCTGCTGGACGGCGCAGACACCTTGGCGGCGCTGGTCGCGCTGCCTACCAAACTGGGCGGCGACGATGTGCCGCGCGTCGAGATATGGACGACGCGCAAGGCGAAGGCCGTGCGCAAGCGCATCACGCGCGAACTGATTGAGCTGAAGGCCGCCGCGCCGGACTTGGTCGAAGGCCTCGCGGTTCCGGCCCCGCAGCCAGACTGGTCGGCCTATGTCGCGCAGCTGCAGGCCGTGGCCGCACAGCTCGAGGCGCTGCAAGCACGCCGCTGGGACGAATGGCTCGAACAAGACGACGAGGAGATTCTGCTGCTGCTATGAGAACGCGATACATACAGCACCCGGAGACCGGGGAACTGATTCTGGCGCAAGACTACCGCGCGAACCGTACGGCGGCGCCGTATGTGGTGGGCGACCTGCCCGATTACGAAAGCCCCATCGACGGGCGCGTGGTGCATGGCCGCGCCGGCCGCCGGGAAGACCTGCGCCGCAGCGGTTGCCGCCCCTACGAGGGGCGCGAGGCGGAGCAGAAAGAAGCATCCCGCATTCGGCGCAACGACGAGCAGGCCCGCGATCGGGCAATCGAGCGCACCGCGCAGGCGGTGTGGGCAAACCTTTCCCCTGAGAAAAAGCGCGCCGCACTGCGCGCATTGTGAGGAACGCATGGCTTTCACCGAAGCGCAGTTGATCGCGCAGGCCGATCCGAACGGCACTGCCCGAACCGTTGTTTTTGAGAACTTCATCCCGGTGGGCACCACTCTGACCGACGTCTACGCCGTGGGCGTGATTGCGCCCTACGCCGGCCGCAGCCGCTGGGTGCAGGTGGCTCAGTCGAACACGCCAGCGCAGGCCTGGGCAGCCATTCAGGCCGCGCTGGCCTAAGCACAAAACGCCCTACACCAAGCCCGCCTCGTGCGGGCTTTTTTGTTTCTAGCCCGCCCTGTGCGGGTTTTTTCATTTCTGGAGTCCGCATGCTCGAAAACGAAGGCGCAACCGCCGACGTCGAAGAGGTCGAGGCCGAAGCCCCGAAGTCGATCGACGACACCATTCGCGAAACCCTGCAAAGCCTGCGCGAGCGCGGTCTGGAACCTGCAGGGGACATTGGCGAGGACGTCCCGGACGCCCCGGAGGCCGCGCCAGAGGTGGCGCCGCGTGATGCGCAGGGCAAGTTCGCCAAAGCCCCGGAGGCGGCCCCAGAGGCTCCGGAAACGCGGCCTGCGCCCAACACATGGCGCAAAGAGGTGGCCGAGAAATGGGGCACGCTGCCGCCGGAAGTGCAGGCCGAGGTCGAGCGCCGCGAGGCCGACTTCCACAAGGGCATTGAGCAGTACCGGCAGGCCGCGCAGTTCCAGCAGGATTTCGGGCGCGCCATTCAGCCGTTCGAGGCGACGCTGCGCACCACCGGGCTCGACCCTGTAGGCGCGGTCACCCAGTTAATGGCGACCGACCACCTGCTGCGCTACGGCCAACCGCAGGAAAAACTGGCCAAGATTCAGCAGATGGCCAGGTACTACAACGTCGACCTCGGTCAGGTCGGCAGTTACGAACCGCAGGCTGTCGACCCGCAGGTCGCGCAGCTCCAGCAGCAGGTGCAACAGCTTTCGAGCTACCTGCAGCAGCAACAGCTTCAGGGCCAGCAGGCAGAGCAATACTCGCTCAACAGCGAGATCGCTGCGTTCGCCGCTGATCCAAACCATGGGCATTTCGAGCAAGTCCGAGAGCACATGGCCGCGCTTCTACAAGCCGGCCTCGCCAAAGACCTGCAAGATGCCTATGCGCAGGCCGTCTACGCCAACCCCACGACTCGCGCCACCGTTTCCCAACAGGAAGCCCGCGCAGCACGCGAGGAAGCAGCGAAGAAGGCGCAAGTCGCGAGGCAGGCCGCGAGCGTCAATGTGCGCAGCCGCCCAGCCCTCCCGACGGACGTCCCGGCAGGGCAGTCCATGGAAGAAACGATCCGCGCCACGCTCCGCAGAGTGACTGGCGCTTAACCCCATTTAGGAGTAACCAACCATGCCGTCTCCAGGGCAAGGCTTTAGCGCCGGTAATTTCGGCGTTTTCTCGGAACTGGTGGCCACGACCTATCGTGCGCACCGCAAGGACGTGGCGGATAACGTCACCAAACACAACGCGCTGTTTCGGCGCCTGTCCGAAGGCGGCAAGGTTCGCCTCGAGGACGGCGGTCTCAGCATTGCCATGCCGCTTGAGTACGCGGCCAACAGCACCTACACCCGCTATTCGGGTTTCGACGTGCTGGCGATCAACGCGGTCGACGTGCTCTCCGCTGCGGAATACCCGTGGCGTCAGGTGGCGGTGAATATCGCCATCAGCGGTCTCGAAATGCGCACGAACAGCGGCGAAAACCGCATCGTGAACTTCATCAAGGCCAAGGTGAAAAACGCCCAGAACTCGCTGGCCAACGGTCTCAGCGTCGACCTGTACAGCGACGGCACCGCCGCCAACCAGATCAACGGTCTGCAGGCGCTGGTGGCGGACGCGGGCACCGGCACGGTGGGCGGCATCAACTCCAGCACCTATTCGTTCTGGCAGAACGTGGTTCAGTCCGCTGCCGCCCCGCTGCAGGGCGGCTCGGCCATTACCCCGTCGGCCTCGACGATTGAGTCGCTGATGCTGCCGCTGTGGATTCGCCTCACCCGTGGTTCGGATATGCCGGATCTGATCGTCATGTCCGACGATTACTTCACCTTCTACGAGCAGAGCCAGACCAGCCTCAAGCGCTACACCAGCGACGAGAACGGCAAGGGCGGCATGATCTCCATGAAGTACAAGTCGGCTGACGTGTTCTTCGATTCGTCAGGCGGTATCCCGGCGGCCCACGCCTATTTCCTCAACACCGAGTACATGGATCTGGTTGTTCATCAGGACGCCAACATGACCATGCTCCCGGAGGTTGACTCCATCAATCAGGACGCGCTTGTCCGCACGATCATTTTCCAAGGCAACCTTGCCCTGTCGAATCGTTCGCTGCAGGGCGTGATCAAGGCCTAAAGGAGATCTGACATGACGACTTCCGCAAGCATTGTTCCGTTGGTTGGCTCTCAGGCCATTGGCAACTGGAACACCCCCGACACCGTTCAGCGCCACGCGCTGGGCACTGTCGTTTCCGTGGCCGATCCCTACTGGGGCGGTCAGGAACTCATGTACGTCCAGTTCAGCTTCACCACCGGCACGCCGCTGCGTACCGGCGCCGTGATGGCCTACGACGTCGCGAGCTCCTACACCGCCACGCTGGTGGCCAACACGGCCAACCTGGGCAAGTCTGTTGGGTTCAACCTCAACGCCATCCCCAGCGGCAACGCCACCGGCACCTACTTCCTGTGGATCGTGATCTCCGGCTCTTACGTCGCGTGGTCCTCTGCCTCGGTTGCGGCTGACACCGCAATCGGCATTGTGGCCGCCGGTCAGGCTGGGGCCAACGCCGCTGGCAAGCAGTTGGTGAACTGCCGTTCAACCCGGCCGTCTTCCACCACCGTGGCCAAGGCGAACACCGTCACGCAGAACGGCTCGCCGATTCTGCGGGTGTCCAACACCGACGGTTGGTTTGTTGGTGGCTCGGTGTCTGGCACCGGCATCACGACCTCGCTGATCACCGCCATTGATCCGGACAACCGGACGGTGACGCTGGCCAGCAACGCGTCCGCCACCGGCTCCGTGACTGCCACGGAGACGTTCAACGACGGCACGAACCACTTCAACAACGTCACGTTCAACCGTCCGTTTGCGCAGGGTGCTATCACCTAAGCATTCGGCCTGTTGGCCTTGGGGCGCCCTCTTCGGAGGGCGCTTTTTTTTGGGCGCTCGACAGCGCTCAGAACAAAGCGCAACCGCTTAAGGAGACGTATGGACAACCGCATTCCGTTTTTTGATTTCGTTCAGCGAGAACACGGCGTCGACGCCGAGCAGTCGACCGCAGCCGGCTATGAAGTGCCGAAACTCGTCACCTTCATCCGCATCACCCCGCATGGCCACCGTGGCGACCCGATGGAGTTTTTCGCCGACGACTTCGTCGAGCGCAAAGGCCGCGAAGCCCGCGAGGGCCGTTACGACCACAGCTGGGTGGCGCAGTTCAAAAACGCGCTGAGCGAATACCGCGCCGGCCGCGAGCTGCCGCGCGAAGGCACGCCGCTCATGACGTGGGAACGCATTCTGAAAAGCCGCCGCGAACAGCTGGCCGCGAAGTTCCCGACCCTTGAGGACTTGGCCGCCTGCCCAGACACCACGCTGGGCGAAATTGGCCTCGACGGCCGCGTGCTGCGCGACATGGCCAAAGCCGAATTGCAGGCGAAGAAAGACCTCGAGCCCGTTGTGCGCGAGCTCGCGCTGGCAAAAGAAGAGAACCGCCAGCTGCGCGACCAGGTGGAGCGCTTAGCCGCGCGCCTCGACGCGCTGGAAGACGACAAACCCAAGCGGCACCGCCGCACCATTGACGAGGCCGCGTAATGCAGAAGTACGTCAACGACATTGCCACCGTTGTTGGCGGCTCACTCGCGCCGCTGGCCAGCGCCAGCTGCGCGGTGTACCTCACCGGCACCACGACCCTCGCGTCGCTGTATTCGGATAACGGCGTGACTGCGCTGACGAACCCCACCACCAGCTCTGACACCGGCCGCCTGCAATTTTATGCGGCCGACGGCCGCTACGACATTGTTTGCAGCAAGACCGGCTTCACGACCACCACGATCACGGACGTGCTGCTTGAGGATCCGGCCAACGCGGGCGACCTCCTGTATTTGCCGGACGGCACGGGGGCTGTGACGCGTACCATTCAGGGAAAACTGCGGGAGACGGTGAGCGTCACCGACTTTGGCGCGGTTGGGGATGGGGTAGCGGATGACACGGCAGCGATTCAGGCGGCCATAGACGCCAACCAGTCGGCGCAAGTGTTTTTCCCTTCTGGGACATACCTGTGCAGCAGTGCAATTCTATTGACGGATACCGCCGGTCACAATTTTCAAGGTCAGCTGATTGGTGACCGCGCCACCATCACGTTTACGCATTCAACCTTGAGCACTGCCGCTGACAAAGACATGGCGCATGGGTTTCAAGCGTTTCCGCTCACGAATGGAGTAGGCGGCGACATCACTGGAATGCGCGGCGTTCTCATCCAAGGCTTGACCATCAACTGTCCGACAAACGGCTGCGGAATTTATTTGGCGAATTGCCAGCGAACGTCAATTATCCAATGCATATTTGTTGGTGGCCGGTACAACGTCGTCGAAGAATGCTGCATCAACACGGTTCACGACCGCTGTTACTTTTCCCAGTTCATCAACGCGGGCTTGGGGCTGTTAATGACCAACGACACCGCCCGCGTTTGGTATGGGTCTGCGACTCCTACGTCCACTTACTGGAACGATTCTCCCCAAATTAGCAATAACGGGTTTGCGACTGACGTTGCCAACGGAATTTTGGCGATGATTCTTGACTACGGGTCACAATCAGAAAGCATCCGAAACGTGACCAACTGTTATTTATACAGCGGCACAAACGCGCAAACCCAGTACGGAATCTTAGGCAGAAACTGCAACTACAACATTCAATCAAGTTGGTTTGAGAACATCAATTATCCCGTAAGATTTTTGATGACCAACGCTAATGAAGGGGGAAGCGGAACGACGATCACAGGCGTCACCGCCGCGCAGCCTAACGGCACTTATACCGTCGGCGCGTTTCCAGATGGATTTAGTTACACCGCCAGAATCAACAACAATCACAGCAACCGAGCAGTCACCGATTACGACGTAAGCGGCGTTGATGGGCCGTGCTTCATTGGTCAGAACATTTCTTACCTGTCATCTGGCACCTTTCTGAAAAGTTTACAGGCGGGCAGTCAAAGAATTGTTGATGGAGGAAACTCGCTAATCAGTTCTTCTGGAACTTACAAAAATCTCACCTACAACCAATATGTGCATTGGTATCTTGGCGACACGACTGGAACGGCCAATGCTGTCGCAGGCGATATAGGTCAGTACATTGAGTCGAGCATTCTGTCAGGCAGCGCGGTTGCGTTAACAACGGCAACCACGGCCTCGATCACAAGCATCAGTTTGACTGCTGGCGATTGGGAAGTGTGGGGCACCGGGGCGTTTGCTTTTACTGGCGCGACTGCCGGGTATTTGCAATGCGGCATTTCTACGTCAGCTGGTACATTTTTAACGACTCGCTACAACACGCAAGTGACGCCGGTTTCTGCCATCGGCACCATCACGAATAGTTACCAAATCCCCCGAAATCGTTTCCAACTGACCGCCACAACGACGATCTATTTGTTGCATTACGCCACATTTACTGCCGGCTCAGTTGGCGCATTTGGCGTCATTTCGGCAAGGCGAATCCGGTGATGCACGAACTTGAACACCTGCTGATTGCGCTCGTCGTGCAAACCGCAGTGGGCTTTGCCACCGGCGACTGGTGGGCCGGCGCTGCGCTGGGCGCTGGCGTATTCATTGGCCGCGAACACGCGCAGGCCGAGTACAAGTGGATTGAACACTACGGCAAAGGACGCCGTGCCAACCTGCCCTGGTGGGGTTGGGCAGATCCTCGCGTGTGGAACTTTCATTCGTGGTTTTGGAACCTGACGCTGCCCGTGGTGGCAGTGGTGGTCATTGCGCAATTCAAGGTGATCTAAACAGTGACAATCGTAGTCCCCGCGACCAGTGCCAGCGGCAGCCTCACGCTGCTGCAACTCATTCAGTCGGTGTGCCGGCGCATTGGCATTCTGGCGCCGAACGCGGTCGTCACCAGCACAGATCCGCAGGTGATCCAGCTGCTCGAGCTCAGCCTTGAGGAAGGCCGCGAGCAGCTGTCGCGCTATTCGTGGCAGGCCCTGCAGCAGGAAGCTACGTTCACCACGGTGGCGACCCAACTGCAGACGACGCTGGCGGCCATCACCACCGGGTTTGAATGGATCGTCAACAACACCATCTGGAACCGCTCGCTGCGCCGGCCGGTGTATGGCCCCGATTCCCAGCAGGACTGGCAACAGTCGCAGGCCATGCAGATCAACGGGCCGTTCAACCGGTTCCGCATCATCGCTGGCGCGATCAATTTTTATCCGGTACCAGCGCCCGGACAGACGTGCGCGTTTGAGTACATTTCAAACGCTTGGATCACCACCAACCTTGGCGTGGGGTCTTCGACGTGGACGTCTGACCTCGACACCACCGTGCTCGACGAGCAGCTCGTCATTCTTGGCACGGTGTGGCGCTGGAAAGCGGCGAAGGGCCTACAGTACGCGGAAGACTTCCGCAAGTACGAAGCCCGCCTGCTTGACGTCATGAACCGCGACGGGGCCAAGCCCACGCTGACCATGACGGGCGCCAAGTACGACGTGCCGCCGGTCGTCATCGTGCCGGCTGGAAGCTGGAACTGATGCGCCAAGCGGCCCAACGCGCGCAGATTTCGCGCACGGTCTCTGTGCCCGCGCCCACCGGCGGCTGGAACACCCGCGACGCCTTGGCGCAGCAGAAACCAAACGAGGCGGTGATCCTCGACAACTTCTTCTGCCTGCCGTACTCGGTACGCGTGCGGCCAGGCTACTCGAACCACGTCACCAGCCTCGCCACCACCGCGCGCACGCTTATGAGTTACTCGCCGGCCAGCGGTGGGGCGCGCCTGTTCGCCGCGACGGGCGCGAACATTTACGACGTCAGCACTGCGGGCGCGGCACCGGCGCCGTCACTCACGCACCTGTCGAACGGCTCGTTCCGCAAAGTGGTCTTC